TTAACACCTAAAATATGGCCTTCGAACGAATTGGGCGTTTTATCTTCTATCGTTGGGTACTGCCATTTATATTTGTTTCTTTCTAAAATGTGGCTTTCTACCAGAGTGCGGATATTACTTCCGTATTGGTCGCTAATGTCCGCGGACGCAGGCACCAAATGGCCGAGAAGGATGTCTAATGTTTGGTCGACCCATTTGTAATAGTCGATGTATTTATCCAAATCGGGTGTGTTGCTGACCCTTTCGAAGAAAATTTCCCGAAGCTTTTCCAAGTGCTTATATTTGCCACGATATTTATTTACTGGCTCTCCAATTAGATTATTAAAATCTTTGATTGAAGAAAACATTCTTATCATTTCTTCAGAAATGGTCTGGTACATGCTTTTCTCAATTTGCATATAATAGTTCGTGGGTCTAAGTAGATCAGCCTTATTGAAGGAAATATCATCATCCGTTAAAATATTGACCATATCAGAACTATTGACAAACTCTGGTAATTGTTTTTTTGCTGAATAAACATATTTTCTATTAATTGAGCTAGAAAAGTTAGTTGGGAAGCCGTACCCTTTTGGCAAATATTGTTTGCCTATGATGTCTCCGAGCCAGTTGTACCTGTTTCGTAAACTAACGGATCCTGAAGAAAAATCTTCGCCCATAAATTCGCCGCTGGCGTCTGAACTGTTTAGAGTGTCAAACGTCCAATTCAAGGCCAACGTGTGTATCTCAGGAACGCGTGTTCCTGTCATGGATGTCTGATACAAATACGCGCTTTTATACGGGCTTGGTACACCATAATTCTTTACATCTTGCGCATGCTGTTGTATTGTCCCCGTGGCTAGATGTGATAACCATACGCGTGTTGATGAAATGTTTGCATCAGACTTTTCTCGCAACGAGCCAGTAAAGTTTGTGCGGTGTGCGCCAACATAAACACTCTTTGGGCTTACTAAAAACACGCTACCATTAGTATAAACAATTGAAGATGTTAAGAAGAATTCATTCTTGACTGTATCTAAAACCTTTTCCACACCATAAAACTCTACTATATAGCCACTCTTTTGTCCAACAAGGGCATTAACGTTAGTCAAGTACGGCAAATCTGCTTCCGGATATACTTTGGGCCTTACTGAGACCGCGAAAGTCCAGCGGGTATCATCAAATACATTATCAAAGTAGCTGCTCGTTAGCGTTGGTATTATTTGTGTTGGGCCCGCGCCGGCCTCGATGCCAGTTAGTTTAAAAAAGCACCTCTTTGAGTGGTCTTCGTCCCTAATCGCGTATACTTGAAAATTAGCATAATCATTTCCAGCCCATGTTAGTTCATTTTCAGTGGTGCCATTAACTTGGTGTACACCAAAGAGAGAGGCGGTCTTAAAGGGTACATAGGTTCTAAAAGAGTTGCTAGATGAAACAGGTGTTCTTACTACGGTGTTAACATCTGCTAGCGAATGTCGACGTGGGAAAGCTGCCTCTGTCTCCATCGTAAACGCTGTATAATGGCTTAGCCAGCCGCTGTCAGGGTTGGTGCCTGAGATGAATGAAGTAGAGTTCGCATTATCGTTTGAAGAAGTTGGAAAAACCGTTGCCGCTTGCGTACCAGTTAACGTGAAATTAGCATATTTTTTAAATTCGGCGACGGACGAATAGTTGTCTTTGAATTGATGTGTTACGCGATTGCCATACAGGTTTATTTTGTAAATTTCGTCGTCCAATCCGAAACAACGAATAAGGTTTCTAAAAGACTTTTCGGTGCCTTTCGTCTTATAGATATAAACAATGTTATTATAAATGTTTTGATAAATGCGATTTTTCACATCATATAGTTTTTGTTTGAATAGTGCCTTGTCGTCCCTATTTCGAAATTGTCCCAACGCTGTCGCATCGGAGAATAACTCTGGGAAATATGAAAAGCCGACGGACTCCAACAGTCTGTCTGAAAATGGGTAGGCCTTTTGGCTTGAGCTTAAATAATTCTTGTGCTTTAGTTTTGGAATGGCTTCAATCTGGGCCGCTAAAGAATCAAAATAACTACCTATAATTTGTGTAAGATTTTTTAATGTGGAGCTTTCGTTGTTTTCTTCTTCCTCTAAAATCCATGTCGGCAATGTAAAGTAAATTGATGAATTATTAGAATAGTCATAAGTTAGCCCTTCGTTTTTCTTAGTATTTTTGTACGCTATGACATCGGGATGGAAATTGTAAAGAATCGGGTCTTTGAACTCTTTCGTTACTTTTCCAGATTGGACCATAGCAGACCCAACGTTGCGCGCAGACGTATTATATCCCACAAAAGTTCCATTACTAATCCTTCCAGAATAATCTAAAACAACCTTATCAACAGAAGAGGTTTGGGTAATTCCCTCGTTAAATTTATAATATACGCCCAACGGTGTGTTTGCTTCGTCCGTATTTGTGCCGCCGCCCACTGGTTCGATATATTGTCTTCCTATTTGCTGGGAAGTTCGTTTCGTTTTCCAGAATCTAAATTCATCCATTGACGCCGATAATTTACCCCAACCTAACGTTGGTGTTTGTGTCCCAGATGGCGCTGCGCTTAGTGCTCCTATAGTTGCATTAATATTGCCGCTTACATAATTTATTGAAGACCCCGTGATCAACGTCTGATTGCATGCAGAGTCGACGAACAACTTTATTTCTACAGAACTCCCCGTGTTTTTAAAAGTGAGGGCATAATGATGCCAAAGGCTATCAGCAATGGAAGATGTGTCGATCCCACTTCCAATCGTTTCATAAGAGAGCCCGCTGGTCCCTGACATATATGTGACACGGAATGGACTGCCGCTGGCGGCGGCCGATAGCTCCACCGTTAGGCGCCCATAGTCGACGCTTGAAGATGCGGCGTTGGATGTATATAGGTCGAATATTACTTCTCGATTTGTTAAAGAAGATCCTAAAAACGCATCTTTTTTTAACCAAAATTCTACAGTGTTTCCATCTGTGCCACCAATTTTTAAATTACTTTCTCTATTTTTTTCTATATCCCAAACGTTTGCGTAACCGCTTTTATAATCCCCGTTTGTGTCTCGAATGCCTGCACCAGTCGACCTTTGAGAAGTGTGCGGGCCACCCTTAAGAGAAATATATTCGTAAGAGGCCGTTGCTGTTGCTCCGTAGCCATCTGATGTGTGCACTTGAGTGCCCCAGCCGCTGGAGCATAATATAATGTGCCCATTTGTCCGAGGGTATTCGTTCTCGAAGACGTGAAGGTCTAAATAAGATGAACTTAATTCCCACTGGATGCGCTCTTTTAATGAGCCATCGTATGGATAGGTTTTATAAATCCTATCAATTGCATCGATATAGTATTTTTCGGCGGATCCGAAGCGTGCAAAGTTCTTTGGACTAGAAAAGTCTACAGGCGGAATGAATTTTTGCTTTCTATTAAAGTACTCCGCCATGTATTCGACGGATTCTACTTCCGAACCTAGCTGGCTTCTTTCGGTGTTTGTTAGACTAACGTCTTTTTGACCGAATAACTTTTTATAATCTGTGCTCATATATTATTCTACTCTAAAAGTAAACTTTTCAGGCTGTTCAGCGTATTGCCCATTAAGATAATAAACAAATTTAACTGCATATGTGTAATCTTCTTCTAAAAGGGACATATCTAGATCAAAATAACTACCACTATTATCATACGACAAGCGCGTGTTGTTGTCGCTGCCGGTGCCATATGCGATAATATCTAAGCCATCATTGGTACGATATATTTTATAATAAGCGTCCTCTACTAATTCAATGGGAGCTTCATTTGAAGCTATGCTATAAATATTCGGGCTCCAATCCTTCTTTCTGCTGTATAGGCGCAAACGGGCAGATTTATTCTTATTCGAATAAGAGGGTTTTAAGTTTGTAATCTTAGAGACATATTGTTGACTCGGGTTGAAAGACTGTGCCGACCAGCTGGAACTCACGCTAGCTGGATTAATTGTCCCGGTAAAATATTCGGTGGTGCCGCTGTGCCAAACATCGAATAACCGCGTTAAAGAGGTTGATCCCGTAAACGCAAACGATGCCGAATATATGCCTGCTGACACATACCCGCCAGATACATTATAAAGATCAGCCGCAACAACATCGGCGCCGGCGCTTAGTTGCAGCTTTGATGCAGATGGCGCCGTGTTAGCAGCAGAACCAGAATAAATGCTAACATAAATACTGCCCGTCCCAATGGCAGGAATATTTTTTAATTGTCCCCTTACGTAGTTATAGAGATAAATTGTATTTAAATTATCTGCTGCAGGGGCTAGTGAACTACTATAATAGAAGCTTCCCCTGTTGTCTTTTTTGGAAGAATCCCAGCGCGCTTCAATGTGAGGGCGCCTAAAGAAAAATTGAGACCCTCTGGCGAAAAACTTTTTAGTATAATACGAATCAGTGCCGGTTTCCAAAGAGGAAGACAATTTAATGATTGCCCCGTAGTTCGATTTTGACCCTAAGACATTCCCAGAACTGTTAATCCACTGTTCCACCAACGGAGTAATATCTAATTCCACGTCTTCAAAGCCAGCATCAAAAGAGGCAGTAAAAGAAGAAGAGGAGTCTGTATGATAATCGCCGCCTTCGGACGCCCACCTTTCTGGCGTTGTACCATTCATGCTAGCCGTTAGCCAATTTGCCGCGCCCTTGTCCGAATACTCTTCCATATCTAGGCCTAGACCTTCGTCCCAAGACCGCGTCAGTGCCGATATAACTAGTTTAAAGTCTTTAGGTACGGTTTGTGAATGTTTAGCGTTAAACATTCTTAAATAAAAGGAAACGCTTCCAGACGCAGGAATGTTATTTTGTGTTCTATCGTATGAAATGTAGCCGGCGCTTGTGCCTGTAACAGGAAACTTAATTAAGATTCTTTCCAGCTCAGAAGAAGATGTGTTGGCCTGCGCATAAATTGAAAACACTTCAAGAATGTCTGATTGGCCCATGTTTCCGCTTTCGCCGCGCGTCGATAAATTCGCTTTATAAGCGTTTGTTATCGTTGTATCTGCGTCTGCTGTATATCTTTTAATAGCCATTATAATATTGTTCCTACTATATCAGAGTTTGGATATTTAATTTCAAAAACGGTATCTATTGGTGCGTTTACATACCTTCCGTCTGCCGACATCGCCTCTTCAATATCTATTGGCGAACTAGAGTACGTTGCGCCATTCTTTACAGTGATGTTAACATCTACAACATCCATCAGATCGGGAACAGACTTTAACGTTTGGTAAACATCTGTTATTAACAGGGGCTCGCCAATATAAAACGTTCTGTCAAAGACAGATTTTAAAACAGTTACACAGTCATTTAAAACATCATATTTATTTACACCGGGAAATGCGATCGCTTGAAATTCAATACCAATATTGGCGATTTTGGCGTCTAGGACATCTATTGTATCATTAATCATTCGATATTGATTAATCCAGGTTTTTAGATTGCTTTTAAGGGTGCTGCTGCTGGCTACGAGCTTGCCGTCGATGTTTTCAGATACTACATAAAAATTCATATTTCTTTGGTTGTATGAATCAGAGTCTAACTCTATGGCTACTCTTTTAAACTTTCCATACTTTGCCGGCATATTATAAGCCATGCTAATATAATCTTGTTTTGTTACGGCTCTGTATTGGGATGCAAAATTACCGAGGGCCCTTTCTTTGATCTCGTCCGGTGATACTAAGCTAACGTCCCCGACGATGGGCTCTTCGTTTAAAAGAGACAAACTATTGATTACTTGATTCTTTTTGGATTCGTCAAGCGCTTCTGGTGAGCTAAATTGAAAATTTGCGGATCCGACCCTTGTAACAGTATTGGTCGCGGCATTAGCATCTTCACTTGTATTAATTCTATAAATTATTGTTAGAACGGTGTTTGCTGGAACGACACCTAGTTTGTCAGTTTCGTTCAAAACCGAGGGATCAAAAGATGTGTCGGAAACAAAATCTTTCCCATGTAGATTCAGAACAACGCTTGAAGGGTCTTTAAGTTCCACGGGTGTTTCTTCGCTACCATATCCAAACTGCAAAAAGGCCCCATTGGGAGTGTGATCAACCATAAAGCGCCTAGACACAGAAACGGGCTTCATTATATAAGGTACCGTGCTTGTATCCGACCCCTTGTTTAAAACTGGTACATACACAATATTTTGGGTAAGATAATCAACCTCAAAATATTGATTCCCATTGTCATCAAAAACAGAAACTATCTCACTTATGTTCTGCCCGTTTATCCCCAATCGGAGAAACTTTTGAAACTCTCCGATTGAGATCTCCTGGACGGCTAACTCTCCAGACACAACTTGTCCGGAGGTGCGCACAGCATATGTTTCGGGTGCACCAGTCGTTGCATTTTGAGCGCCAACAACAATTGGATTCGTCGACTTGGAAAAATCTACATCCTCCAGTAAGGTAAAAATAGAATTTGAAGTAGAATAAAAGGTTGAACCTTTTTTTAAAATCGGTTTATAGTCATCGTCTGGGGCTGGAAAGTTTGATTGTGCCGGAATCGTTACGTAAAAATTACAGGCCCCAAAAGACGATGGGTGGGGCTTATACTTATACCCTAGCCCGCTACTAAGTTTCAATATGTTATTAAATTCCATTGCGGTAGCAAGATATGATTCGTTTGCTTGATAATCTACATAAAAAGACAGAATGTCTCCAACATAAGACACGGTATCCAACATTAAAGAGCCGAATGAAGCCTCTGTAAAATCCTTGTAATTGTCCGGATAATATCTTTTTACATAGGATTCTAGATCTGCTCTAATCGCGCTAAAATCACGACTTGTATAGTTTATAGATGGTTTTACTTTCGGCATCTTTAATTTTCCTCATGAATCAAAACTTGCTAGAAACAGTTATTTTCAAAGAATCATTTAAATTTAAATTTGAAATATAATATTTAATTTGCAACCCCATGTAGTTTGTGTCTTTATAGCTTCTTTTATTCACGTCAGCAAGATTGATTTCGGTAATTTCAATAAAAGGTAGAAATTGGCGTGCCTGCTGTATAATCTTAGTTCTCAAACCCTGGAACGATTCTTCTTTTGTATCAAATAGATAATTTCTAGCGCCGGCACCGAAATCGGGATGCATAATTCTTTCTCCGGGCGTTGTTAACACAATCATCTTTAAATTCTGTTTCACTACGGCGCCCAAAGTTTTGTTTAATTTATAAAACCCGTCAGTAGCATCGTGTCGTAATGGTAAACTTGGAGAAAACCCAATTGGCATATTTCTATTCCTTTTTAATAATTAGCAATTAGATTAATTATTCTTCAAGTAAATATGTACTTTATTCTACGGTCTCGGCAACCGTCTTGCCTAGTTGAACGTCGCCCGCTGCGTAAAGTTTGATACCGAACGCCTCTAACATCGAGCCTTCCGGAGAGGT